AGCAATCTCGTTGATCTGTTCGCTCGTTCTCATGTCACTCTCCGAAACGTCTGTAGACCCAGGCCAGGAGCGCGGCACCGCCGACGATCGTGGCCATGAAGCCGAACACCAGCGCGGCAGTTACCAGTGTCACGATGCTTGCCGCCGCAGGTAGTGCGGCACCTCGCCCATGCCGATGAGCTGATCCAGTTCCTCGATCCGCTCCATCAGCTCGTCCATCTTGTGCAGCGAGAGCCGGCGGTAGAACTCGTCGCGGCGCTGGTCGTCTGTTTGCGGCCGGTCGCCGCAGAAAGGCGAGAACTTGACCATGGCTCACCCCAGCAAGGCGGCGGCGACGAGCGCCATGAAGACGACTGTCTCGGGACAAAACAGCAGTTCTCGGAAGCTCATCACCAGCCCCTCCGGTCGGCGTAGGGGCGGAAACCGCGCTCGCGGTCCCACGCGGCGGCATCGGCGTACTCCTCCTGCACTTCGCGCCAGACCTCGTACCAGCGCGCCTCAAGCCGGTGCTCGCGCTCGGCGCGCGTCAGGACGCGGGCCAGCGCGATGGACTGCACTAGCTCGAGGACGTGCTCGAGCGTGTCGGGATCCTCGCCCCGGTTCCACTCGTCGAAGTCGCCGGCATAGAGCGCGGCCTTCTCTGCCAACAGCTCGTCAAGCTCTGCCTGGACTGCCGCCTTGTGCGTGCTGATCGCGTCCACTGTCGCCTCCGCGGGAATCAATATGTACCCTCTACAAGCGACACCATAGGACACGATATGTACCCCGTCAAGTGGAAATTTGTGCCGATCAGTTGACCTAGATCGGTACTAGGTATTTTGGCTCTTTGGTCCTGGCCGCGCCTTTATCAGCGCGAGCAGGGCGCGCTTCTCGTCGTCCGGCAACGGCCGCACGGCGTCGAAGAGCGCCTTGTCGAGATCAGAAACGAGGAAACGCGGATCGTCGCCAACCATCTCGGACAACGACAAACCCGCCATGGCAGCGATTGTTCTTAGCTCTTCCACGGACGGCTCCCTGGTGCCCCGTAGCCAGTGGCCTACGGCACTACGTGTCACGCCAAGGGCATCGGCTACGTCACGGAACTGCAGTCCGTTGGCCAGCAAGCCGGCCCTCGCTCGTACATACCACGGAGAGTCCATGCCGTCATTGTCGCTTAAGGGCGCGACGCCGTGCCACAAAAGGTAGCACGGCAAAGGGTACACAATGACTCCGCCCGCGTCTACCCCCCCCGGATGCGCTTGCCGAAACGGGGAACAGGGTGTACCCTCTAGCGCATGAACGAAACCACCCCTTTCCAGAACTACGTAATGGCCGTCGGCGGGCAGACGAAGGCCGCGCGGAGGCTTGGCGTGTCCAGGTCCATGGTTGGGCACATCTTCCACGGGCGGCGCGGCATATCGAAGCGCATGGCGGTACTGGTCGAGCAGGACAGCAACGGCGTATGGAACCGCGCGCAACTGCTCTGGCCGGACGACGCCGCATGAGCCGCGTCCGCGAACACGCGCTGTCACGCGCGTACCTCGACGAGATGGACGACGCCCGCAAGCTCGTTGACGAGCTGCTGGCCGGCGATTGGCCGCTGCCGCGCATCGTCTGGCGGGCGCGCACGCTCTACCGCGCGATTCATCGCAGAGAGCTGATTCGGCATCGCAGTGGCGACACCGGCGCCGACTGATCCGGCCGGCGTCTGGCAGGCCTGGGTGGCCGCTGGCGTCGGCGACTCCGAGCGGTACGCGCGGTTCTGGAGTTGATGGACAAGGCGGCGATGACCGAGGCCGAGGCCATCGACTACATCGAGTTTCTTTGTCAGCAGGGCGGCGGCAGTGAGCATTGATGCGACGCGCTGGGCGTGGACGCGAGGCGGGCTGTCGGCAGGGCAAAAGCTGGTGCTGTTGGCGCTGGCCGACCGCGCGAGCGGAGATGATCTGTGTTGGCCATCGAAGCAGACGCTGGCCGACGACACGGGCCTTGATCGTAAGACGGTGTTCGACGCGATAGCGGACCTGGAGTCAGCAGGGTTAATTAAGCGGACGGACGAGCGCCGTGGGGCAACCGGGCAGATCGTCGTTTACAGGCTGACCGGCGTAACGCATAGGGTGGCCGAAACGGAACAGTTCCAAAATCGGAACAGTTCCGAAAACGGGACGGGTAAGCGTCCCGAAAACGGGACGGGTAAGCGTCCCGAAAACGGTACACAGAACCTATCAGTAGAACCTACCAGTAGAACTAAGAGGGAGGGGCGTTTCACGCCCCCAACCCCCGACGAGGTGCGTGAGTACGCCAAGTCGATTGACTACCTGATCCGGGCTGACCTGTTCTGCGACCACTACGCGACCAGCGGTTGGCGTCTGAAGGGCGGTCAGCCGATGAAGGATTGGCGGGCGGCCGTGCGGACCTGGAAGGCCAGGGACGAGCAGGGGCCTGGGCACAAGGCCGCGCGGCGCGACGACCCGATGCTGGGGGTAATCCTGTGAGGCTGACCGCGACGGACATCGAGCGCCTGGATGCCGAGCAGGCAGCGGCCGAGGAACTGGCGCGCCTAGTGTCGACCGCTGACCTCGCCGATGGGGTGGCCGACGACACGCAAGCGGTGGGGGCGAGGATGCCATGGCCATCGCTCGACGGCCTGCTGGAACTGCGCCCTGGCGAGCTGACCGTCTGGGGCGGCGAGTCCGGCTCGGGCAAGAGCCTGCTGCTTGGCCAGGTCATGGCGTGGCTGCTGCCGCGCGGGCACAGCATCGTGATAGCGAGCCTGGAGATGCGGCTCGTGGAAACGCTGCGGCGCATGGCGAATCAGATGGCCGGTTGTATGGCGTCTGCAGACTTTCGGCGGCAACTGTGCGCGTGGGCGGACGGCAGGCTCTGGCTGTACGACGAGATCGACACCGTGGCGTCGCATCGGCTGGTGACGATGGCACGGGTTGCCGCCTCTCGGCTGCGGTGCTCGCATGTCGTCATCGACTCACTGACCAAGGCGGGGGTCGCGCAAGACGGGCAGGGCTACCTAACAGACCAGACGGCCTTCGTGGACCGCCTACAACACACGGCGAAGCATTACGACGTACACGTTCACTTGGTAGCGCACCTACGCAAGCCGGCGCAAACACAGGGCGGCAGGCCATCGAAGTTCGACATCCGCGGCGCCTCGCAGATTACGGACCTCGCCGACAACGTGATGCTGGTGAGCCGCAACCATGCCAAGGAGGAACTAGCGAAGTTGCCGCCCGACGTGCTGGAGGAGCAAGACCGCAAGGTGCTTGAGCAGCCGGACGCATGGCTGGACATTGCCAAACAGCGTCACACCGGCTGGGAGGGGCGTGTCGGCTTGGACTTCCATGCGCCGAGCGGGCAGTTCGTGCGGCACAAGGCCGGGCGGGCGATGCCGTGGCCGGCGGCTGGTTTCCCGGCGCCGTGGCAACTGGAGGCCGTCGCATGAACGACCTGAGCATGATCGACCTCCCCTGGCCGCCGTCCACGAATGCGCTGTACCGCTCGGTGCAGATCCACGGCAGACCGCGCGTCCTGCTGTCCAAGGAGGCGCGGGACTACCACGCCATGGTCCGCCGCCGGGTGCAGATCGAGCACTTCCCGGAGTTTGGCGACATGGACCGGCTCGAAGTCGTCATCCACGCCCGGCCGCCGGACCGGCGCAAACGTGATATCGACAATCTGCTCAAAATCACACTTGACGCGCTCGTGAAGGGCGGCGCGATCCCGGACGACGGCCAGATCGACAAGCTCGCCATCGTCCGCGGCGAGCCGATCAAGGGCGGCGCCCTGACGGTAGGCGTTGCCAACATTGCAACCGGACCCAAGGAGGCCGCCATATGATCGTTGAAACAAAGGCCGCCAGCATCGACACGATGGCAGTGACCATCCAAGCCCTGCACGTCAGCGGCAAGCAGATGACGCTAGCGGTGTTCAGGCAGCTACCAATAATGCGAGAAGGGGCAGAAGCAGTGCCATGGGGCATCGTGAGGTATGCGATCAAGGACGAAGGCGACCTTTGGCTAGTGTTTTCAGATGACGGGCGACTGTACCGGCGGGCCCTTGATCTCAGCTTTCCTTGGATAAGTAAATCGGCAATCCACGACGCGGAAAAAAAATTGCAACAAGCGGTTAACGGCCTGCAACACAGGCAGCGGCTTGGCATGGCAACAGACAGGTGGGAGAAGGATGTTGAAGAAGCTCAAGAATGGCTGGTCAGGGCGCGCCAAGATTATGACGAGGAAACAGCCTGGGGAATTGACCGCTTTCGCGCAGAGAGTCGGCTTGCAGAGCTGCCGCAGTTGTTCATCGCAGTATGATCCGCGCCCTCGACATCCTGCTCACCGACTGGGGCGCCTGGTGCCGCCAACTGCACCGCTCCTGCCTGAGCTACCCGGCGAGAACCGCTGAGAGCCGCGCAGGGGAGGGCAGGGCGCCGGGGGCTACCAGAACCCTAGTCCCGGACGTGCTCGTCCCTGAGCGGCTGCTAGGCCTCGACAGGGCCATCCGTGACATGCCGGCGACGCTCAAGACGGCGATCCAAGTGCGCTACCTGGAGGATCTCGGCCGCGAGGAGCAGGAACTGCTCTGGCGCGAGCGGGCGCGGCAAGGCCGGCGGCAGTACTACACCCGCCTGGAGTGCGCTCACTGGTGGCTCGCCGGCCGGCTAGGGGCAAAAAAAGTGGACGATATGCATTGACACAGCAGCGGTCGCGTGTATACTAACCATCAAGAGATCAGGACACGCCACAAACCGGAGAGCAGACATGACGAGATTTTGCAGCCGCGAAGACTACGAAACGATGGCAGACGTTGAAAACGCTTATCCAGGCGCGGCAGATATCGCCGAAGTCGAAGAAGGATGGATGGTATTCGACACGATTGATGAAGCAGACACATGGGCGCGCCAGGTCTAGGCCAAAAAATTAACAACCCCCAGGCCATCCAAAAGGAGAACAAAAATGTCGTACGAGTGGGCTGGGTCAGAGGAGGACTACAAAGGTGAAGGGACCATGCGGGCCAGATTCGCATGGCAAGAGTGAAGCCGGCGCGGCCCTATCCGCCCTCCGCCGGAGAGCGCAGATCGTGTGCGCTGTCTGCGGCACCTCCTTTACCGCGCTGCGCACGGCGCGGTACTGCTCTAACCGCTGTCGGCAGGCCGCCAAGTACGCCAGGAGCAAGCAGTTCAACGTGAAACAACCAGAGAACGAACTGCCATCTTGACAGTGCGCACAAAACTGCTACCTTGTCGCTAATCAGGAAAGTTGCCACCACAACCGACTGATTCTCTTCGATCACCCTCCGATGAGAGCCGATTAGCCCGCCCCGTGCGGGCTTTCTTTCGTCGGGAACATGACAAAATGGCACCTGACAATTTGTCAGGCAAGTCAAAAAGTTGACGAACAGAAATGGCAGCCCGTCCCGGACCAAACAAACTGTCGGTCAACGCCCGCGATGCGCTGTGGAAGGTGTTCCACGACATCGGCGGCACCAAGCGCATGGGATCGTGGGCCGATGAGAACCCGGGCGAGTTCTACAAGCTGTTCTCGCGCCTCGTCCCGACTCAGGTGACCGGTGAGGAAGGCGGGCCGGTCAAGATCACCGTCGAATGGCAACAGTCGAGCGGGTCGTAATCCCCTACGCGCCGCGGCCACTGCAGCGCGAGCTGCACGACAACCGCGGGCGCTTTGCCGTCATCGTCTGCCACCGCCGCTGGGGCAAGACCGTCTGGGCAATCAACGAGCTGATAAAGTCGGCGATAACCTGCACCCGCGAGGCGCCGCGCTTCGCCTACGTCGCGCCGCTGTATCGGCAGGCCAAGGCCGTCGCCTGGGACTACCTCAAGCGGTTCACGGACCCGATCCCCGGCCGGGTGTACAACGAGGCCGAGCTGCGCTGCGACCTACCGACCGGCGCCCGCATCACCCTGTTCGGCGCCGATAACCCGGACTCCTTGCGCGGCCTGTACCTCGACGGCGTCGTGCTCGACGAGTACGCGCAAATGTCGCCAAAGGCCTGGACAGAGGTCCTGCGCCCGGCGCTTGCCGACCGCCAGGGCTGGGCCGCCTGGATCGGCACGCCGCAGGGGCACGGGCATTTCTTCGACCTGTACGAGCGCGCCGCGAGCCTCGATGGCTGGTCGCGCCACCTGTACAAGGCGAGCGAGACGGGGATCGTCGCCGAGACAGAGCTCAAGGCCGCGCGCCGCGAGATGGCGCCAGCCGAGTACGCGCAAGAGTTCGAGTGCTCATGGGCCGCGGCGGTCCCCGGCGCCTATTACGGCGAGCTGATCCAGCAGGCCGAGGAGCAGGGGCGCGTGACCAAGGTGCCCTATGACCCATCGGCCAAGGTCGAAACCTGGTGGGACCTCGGCGTTGGCGATTCCACGGTCGTCTGGTTCGCGCAGCGCGTCGGCCACGCCATCCACCTGATCGACTACTACGAAATGACCGGTGTCGGGCTCAGTCACTACGTCCAACACCTCGACAGCAAGGGCTATGTCTACGCCCGCCATATCGCGCCGCATGACGTGCAAGTACGCGAGCTGGGCACCGGTCAATCTCGCCTGGACATCGCGCGCGGGCTCGGCCTGGAATTCGAAGTAGCGCCGAAGTTGCCGGTGGACGACGGCATCGCCGCCGTGCGCCAACTGTTGCCGCGCTGCTACTTCGACCGCGAGCGCACGCAGTACGGGCTCGACTGCTTGCGCCAGTACCGGGCCGAGTACGATGACCGGCTGCGCACCGTGCGGCCCAAGCCGCTGCACGATTGGACGAGCCACGCGGCCGATGCGTTCCGCTACGGCGCCATCGCCGGGGCGCCACTGGGCGTCAATGCGTGGCGCGACTACGACCCCAGCCGGCTGGCCTACTCCGTCGCATGATCTGGCCGGCCGACGATCAGCACGCCCGCGAGCACATCGAGGGCGGCGTGCCGCTGCTGCTGCAGGCCATCGGCCTGTGTGCCCAGCACCGCCGCGCGATCCAGGCCGGCGGGTGCGTCGGGCTCTATCCGCTGCTGCTCGCAGAGCACTTCGCGCGCGTGCACACCTGGGAGCCGTCGCCGGATAACGCGGAGCTGCTGTGCCGCAACCTGGCCGGCATCGGCAACGTCTATCTGCACGCCGACGCCCTGTCGGACGGCCACGGCACGTATCGGCTGCGGCACACGCCAGGCAACTGCGGCGGCACGCACCTGGAGCCGAGCGCGGCAGGGGATGTGAGCAGCGCGCGCCTGGACGACTACGCGATGGACGACGTTGACCTGATCCAGCTCGACGTTGAGGGCATGGAGGCAGCCGTGTTGCGCGGTGCCGAGGCCACCATTGAGCGGTGTCGGCCTGTCGTCATGGTCGAGGTGTATGCGCCCTACAGCGTGCGCGCCGGCTGGCAGGACCCGGTGCCATGGCTTGAGGCGCGTGGCTATCGCGAGGTAGCACGCAACGACTCCGACCGCGTGCTCATGCACGGTAGCGAGATGGGCGAGCACGGCATGCTCTACGCACTGCAGAGAGACTGAGAATGGCCAAGACGAAGAAGCTCGACGATGACACGCTGCGCGACCTGACGCAGCGCTATATCGACGCGGCCGCGAGCTTCATCGAGACGGAGATTGCGTCCGATCGCGAGAAGGCGCTCCGCTATTACGAGGGCGACAATCCCGACTCGCTGCCGCTGGTCGAAGGCCGCAGCCGCATGGTCGATCCGGTGGTGCGCGATACCGTCGAGTGGATCATGCCGAGCCTGATGCGCATCTTCGCGGCCGGCGACAAGTGGATTTCCGTCGAGCCGCACGGGCCGGAGGACGCCCAGAAGGCGCGCGCCACCGAGGCGTGGGTTAACTACGTCACGCAGCGGATGAACCCCGGCTACCTGCTCGACTACCAGTGGATCCGTGACGCCCTGCTCGAAAAGGTGGGGTGGCAGAAGATCTACTGGGATGTCACTGAGACGCGCGAGAAGGCCGCGTTCCAGGGCGTCACCGCCGAGGAGCTGGAGCTGCTGCGCGCGCAGCCTGGCGTGGAAATCGAGAGCGAGCAGGCCATGCCGGCCGGCGAGGGCATGGACCTCTATGCCATCGAGGTCAGCGTCGACAAGCGCGAGGCCAACCTGCGCATCGACACCCTGCCGCCGGAGGAGGTGCTTTACACCGAGGACGCCACCCTCGACCGCGGTTCGTGGTGGTTCATCGCGCACAAGTCGGAGAAGCGCATCTCGGAACTGCGCGCGCTCGGGCTCGACGTGGCGGACGACATCAACGGCCCGGAACTGGAGTCGCTGGAGAACGACGAGCGCTTCAGCGACAACGGCGGGCTGGACCCGGACGACGACGCGCTCACCGACGCCGATCCGTCCTCGCGCAAGGTGTGGCTGTACGAGTGCTACGTCCGCCACGACCTCGACGACGACGGCAGCGCCGAATGGCTGCAGGTCATGCGCGTGGGCGACGAGATCCTGAGCGTCGAGGAAATCGACGACGTGCCGCTCGTGTGCATCTCGCCCGTGCTGCGCTCGCACCGCCTCACAGGCTACAGCATCGCGGATCTGTGCCTCGACATGCAGGACTTGAGCACAGCGATCCAGCGCAACATCTACGATCATCTCTATTCGACCGTTAGCCCGCGCTCCGAGCTTGACGTCACCGGACTGACGGAGCACACCGTCAAGGACTATCTCGACAACCGGGTTGGCGGCTTCGTGCGCGTGCGCAAGCCCGGCACCGTCAATCCGCTCGTAACCTCGCCGCTGCCGCCCTACGCCTTCGAGCTGCTGAACCACGTCCAAGCAAAGACCGAGGCGCGAACGGGCGTCACCCGCTTCAATCAGGGGCTCTCGCCGGACACCCTCAACAAGACGGCGACCGGGACCAGCCTCGTCATGCAGGCCGCGAATGCGCGCCTGGAACTGATCGCGCGCAACCTGGCCGAGACGGGCTTTCGCGAGCGCGTGCGGCAGATCATCCGCTTGTCGGCCGCGCACCCGGAGTATCTCGCACAGCGCACGATTCAGCTCTCCGGCGTGCCGCTGCAACTGACGGCCAACGATCTGGTGTCGTCTTACGATCTGGTCATCAACACCGGCATCGGCACCGGCAACCGGGAGACACAGATGCAGCACATGGCCATGCTGCTGCAGTCCTACCAGATGCTGGCGCAGGCCGGCGCCGGGCCGGGCTCGCAGAATCCGGTGTTCAGTACGGTGAACCTGTACAACGCGCTGGCCGAGTCGCTCAAGCTCGCCGGTTATCGCAACACGGCTGACTTCCTGATTGATCCGCAGAACCCCAACGCGCCGCGCGATCCGCCGGCCCCACCGCCGGGACCGAGCGTCGAGCAGATCCTCGCGCAGGCCGAGACGCAAAAGGCGCAGGTCTCCGCCATGAAGGCACAGGCAGAGGCGCAGATCGACGGGCAGCGCGCGCAGCTCGACATGGCCAAGGCGCAGCAGTCGGCGCAGCTGGAGGTGGCCAGGCTTCAGCTTGAGCAGCAGAAGTTGGCGCTGGCCGAGCGCGAGCTTGCTTTGCGCGAGTACGAGATGCGCGCGACGACGAATGCCAAGCTCATGGAGGCGCAGGCCGGCTCGGACGAGAAGTCCGTGGCCGCAGTGGTGGACTTCGAGCGCGAGCTGTTCGACCGCGGGCTGAAGGAACGCGAGCTGGCGCTCAAGGAGCGCGAGGCGCAGGCCAAGATGCTGACGCTGCAGCCGTTCGACGTGGGCGCTGAGCCGGTAGTGCAGCAGATCGCGCAGCAGTTGCAGGTCCTCACCGAGATGGTGGCCAAGCTGGCCGCGCCGAAGGTCATCGAGCGCGACGCCATGGGCCGCGCGGTGAGCGTCAACGGCGCGCCGGTCGTGCGTGACGACGCAGGCCTGATCCGCGCCATCGGGAGTGCGGCATGAACGCGGCGCCGATGGCGATCCCCAAGGTGCGTGGCTTCGTGCTGGTGGTAGCGCGCGATGGCCGGGTGAAGGTCGACGACTGGAACAGCCTGACGGCGGACGAGCAGCGGCAGATTGCCGAGTATGTGGTAGCCCACTATCCGAGAGGACACGAGCATGGGTGTAACGCTTGAGACGGTCGCACGCAACGCGGCCTGTAATGCGGTGGTCGACTTGTGCGATGCGGGCAGCGGCGCCGGCAAGCTGCAGATCAAGACCAGCGCTGGAACCAGCACGTTCGACAACGGCCGGGTGGCGACGCTGACGTTCAGCGACCCAGCGTTTGGCAATGCATCAACGGGCGTGGCGACGGCGAGCGCCATTACCAGCGACACCAACGCGGCGGCAGGGACCGCGGCCAAGGCGTATTTCTACGACAGCGACAACACGCCCATCCTGTCGTGCGCAGTGGGCACCAGCGGCAGCGACATCAACTTGTCGAGCGTGAGCATCGGCTCAGGCGACACGGTGTCGATATCGTCGCTCACTGTCACCATGCCGGCGAGCTGACGGCGATGGCGTGCAAGGGCAAGAAGGGCAAGGGCAAGCGGCCCGCGCCGCGCAAGTGACGTAAGAGGAGCCGCCATGTGGGCATCGCCGCAGTCCTCGACAAGGCCGGTCCGGCCCTCGCCACCGGCATCGTCCTGGCACTTCTCACGGGCTCAGCGTCAGTTGTTGTGGCTTGGCGTGACCTTGCTAGTGCTAGCGCAGTGCGCTTTGGCTATGTCACTGCCGAGCTTGAGCGCCTACGCGCCGACCTTGAGGGTTTCCGGGCTCCAGGCGGTCGCTTCACCGCACACGACGGCGACCGCCACTGGCAGCGCATGGACGACCTCGACAAGCGGCTCCGAGAGCAGGAAATGAGACCGCCGCGGCTCAATCCTGCGCTCGACGGCCTGCAAGCCAAGGTGGCGGAACTGGAGCGCGCTGTGGACCGGCTGGAGGACCGCGCCTTGCAGATCAAGGAGGAGCAGCAGCGGTTGTGCGACCGGCTGGCGGCGTGCAAGGAGCCGCGTCGGTGACCGATGGCCGTCCATCTCGACCTGTACGCGATGACGCTGCACGTAATCGAGGAGGAAGCAGATTCGCACCCGTACTGCGCGGGCGAGGTGCTGGTGACGCTGGACAGCGACGAGACGGCCTGGGTCGAGCCGTGCTCGCGGCTCGTTATGACGGAGGAGATCGTTGACCGACTCGCCGACCGACTTCGGCCTTACGGCGTCAGATGGATGCGCGGGTGGCACGACGGCCGCTGGCGCGGACGGGTCATTACGGCTCACGGCACGCGCGGCGTTGCGGGCGTGGACGTTCATGGTGATGCGGGCGCTGGAGGAATTGGAGAGCCAGGGCTCATCAACGGCGCTGATGCGCAAGATGGATAGCGCGCGGCACACCCACGAGCTGCTCATCCGCGCGCTCGATCAGGAGGAGAGCCGTGAGCATCCTTGAGGCGTTCTTGACCGTCGTCGTGGTGTTCATCGGCGCCGTTGCGCTGGCGCTCGCGCTCGACTGGATCACAGGAGACTGAGATGGTCGCACCCGTCATCGCCGCCGCGCTCCCGGCCGTGCTGGAACTCGGCGGCCGGCTCATCGACAAGATCTTCCCGGACCCCGGCGTTGCGGCCGAGCACAAGCTCCGGTTGATGGAGCTGGCACAGCAGGGCGAGCTGGCCGAGCTCGCCAGCGCCGTCGAGCGGCTGCGCGTCGAGGCCGAGGACCGCGCCAATGCGCGCGCGCGTGAGACCGCCACCGGCGACCAGGCGACGCCAAGGGTGTTGGCCGGCACCATGACTGTCGGCTTCTTTCTCGTGCTGGCGTGGCTACTCGCCTTCGGAATGCCAGCGCAGGGCGGCGAGGCTCTGCTCGTGCTACTGGGCGCACTCAGCTCGGGAGTGAGCGCGGTGTTGTCGTACTACTTCGGATCGTCCAGCGGATCGGCCTGGAAGTCCAAGCTGCTGGCCGACGAGGAGCGCCGACGATGAAAGCGCCGCTGTTTCTGTCCAGCGTCATCCGCCCGGGCCTCGCGGTCCTCGCGGACACCACGGCGCTGCCGGTGCAGTCGCCCGAGGCCGAGGTGCTGCTGCTGGCCATCGCCACGCAGGAGAGCGCGCTGCGCCACCGCCAGCAGGTCGGCGGGCCGGCGCGCGGGTTCTGGCAGTTCGAGAAGCTCGGCGGCCTCAACGGCGTGCTCAACCACGCGCGCACCAAGGACAGCTTGCGGGCTATCTGCGGCGCGCTGGCAGTGCCCGGCGAGTTGGACGGCCTATGGGAGGCGCTGCCGTGGTGCGACCCGCTGCAGGTCACGCTCGCGCGGCTGCTGCTGTGGAGCGATCCGCGGCCCCTGCCAGCCATCGGCGCCAAGGATGCGGCGTGGGACTGCTACCTCCGCAACTGGCGCCCCGGCAAGCCATCGCGCACCCGCTGGGACGCGGCCTACGACGGCGCGGTCGAGGTCTGCCGCGACGGCGCGCGGCTCGATGTCACGGAGCCTGTTGACCCGCTGACGATCCTCGATCACGTCGAGGTGAGTCTTACCGCACTGCGCCGGATGCTGCGGCCGTGACCGCGCTCCTGATCGTCGCTCTCTGGCTTCCGCCGCCACCGCCGCCACCCTGGCCGGTGGCGTGGCCTGACATCATCGTGAGGATCTGCTAATGGCATCCAAGCCCGCACCAAAGCCGGACACCGTGCTCTACCTGCTGGAACTGCTGGCACGGCAGCAACAAGAAATCAATGCGCTGCGCGAGTGGCGCGATCAGGTTGAGGCCGTCTGGCCGCAGATTGTGGAGGTGGACAATGGCGCTGATTGATCGACTGGCCGGGCTCGGCGATCCGATAGAGAGCCGCAAGCTCCCTATCACCTATTTCTGGGCATGCCTGTATGAGCTATCGAAAGGCAAGTTCACGCGCAACCAGATTGTGACGTTGTTCGCGCTGGACTCGGGTGAGGCAGGCGAGCTTGATTGGTTGATCGGCAAGTACAACGCGCTGCCGACGGCTGCCGCAAAGGCTGACTTCATCGGGCTGATAAATGTCATCCTCATCATGGCGGAGGCCAAGGCGCCGGGCTACACCACTAACGCCGAGCTGGTCGCCCGCATCAACGCGATCTGATCGAGATGGCCGTCGAGAAAAAAGTCTTAACTGGGACGATCACGGGGTCAGGTAGCACTGACTTCACGTCGCCGGGATTCGGCACTCCTGATGCGGCCATCGTGTTCTTCTCTCTGGCCAACACCGCAAACAATCCGGCGACGACGGCGCGCATTAGCATTGGGTTCTGGGACGGCACGACACAGTATTGTGTCGGTTCCGAAGCCGCCGATAACCAGACATCGAGTAACACATCCGGCGTGTCTGCGGCCTATGTTGGCGCGCTCTTTTCCGATCGCGCATGGTCCATCAGCAACATCACGGATGGAGTGCGCATTTCGTGGGTGTCTGGCGCAGCGTTATCCGTCAGCCTGTACGTTACAGTCATTTTGCTTGGCGGGCTGACAAATAAAAAAGTGGGATCCGTTGATCTGGGGTCTAGCACAAGCGCCATCAATGTCACGGCGCCTGGGTTTCCAGCGAATCTCGTGTTTCTCGCAACTATCGCCAAGGATGGGGCGGGCACGCGAGACGGCCAGCGGCTGTCGTTTGGGGCTGCGCACATCAATTCGTCGGGCGCGGTGTCGCAGGGCAGTGTTGCGCTGTACTCCGAAGATGCCTTAGCCGACACAAAAAGCGGCTGCTATGTCAACGACAGTGCGGCAATAACCGGTGCGGCAAATGACGGCGTAGGATGGCAGCAGACCGTTACTGCAAACGCATCTGGATTCACCTTAACGCCAAGCGCGAGCGCGGCAGGCGTTGACGGGTACTATCTGGCCATCCAGTTGCCAGACCCCAACAAAGCACACGTCGCAATTGACGACGCGCGAACAAGCGCGGGCACGGAGGCCTATACCGGCGCCGGCTTCACGCCGGAAGTGCTGATCCTCGTCGCCGGTCTCGCCTCTGCCGTTGACACGATCACGCAGGCCGGCTCGTTCATGCTCGGCGCTGGCGATGCGACAACAGAACGGTGCGTTGTTGTCTGCGACGAGGATGCGCAGGCCGTCAGCGACACGGAATCGTACTGCGAGGCGGGCAGCATCCTGCATCTGCGGAACGATGCAGGGACGGCGAATGCCGTTGCCACAATCGACAGCTTCGATGCCGATGGGTGGACGCTGAACTACAGCGACGGCGCATCGTCGGCGTGGAAGATGCTGGCCATCGCCATTGGCGACTCACGACGCAAGGCAATAAACCTGGGATTGCTGGGAGTGACCTAGCAGGAGCGTGATATGGCGGACAACGTAACGGCAAACAGCGGCTCGGGCGGTCCGGTTTTCGCGACCGACGAGGGATCCGGTAGCGTCCACTTCCCCATCGCGGTCCCGTATGCGCGGGCCAGCGAAGGACTAAATGGCAGTGGCAACGCCACCGGCACCAGCGACACCGCCATCATTGCTGCGCAGGGATCTGGCGTGCAGATCTGCGTTACCTCGCTGATGATCTACAACGCGAGCACGACGGACACGTTCGTCAACATCAAGGACGGCAGCACGACCAAGCTCGTGGTCCCGGCGCCCGCGAAGGGCGGCGCGATCATCACGCTGCCAATGCCGCTTGTGCTGACGGCCAACACGGCGCTCAACTTCGCCAGCGGCACGGGGGTGACGACGATGTACGTCTCCGCTGTCGGCTTCAAGTGGACGCCGGCCTGATAGGTAACGCCGGGTGATTACCACCCAATATTTTCTGTTCTGGGGCACCGCCAGCGCGGGCGGGACGACGGTCACCGGCACGGGATCGCTCACGCTCCCGGCCGTCACCGCGTCCGGTAGCGGCGCGCGCGAAGCTAAGGGCACTGGCGCGCTCGGCCTGCCGGCGCTGACGCTGACTGCGGCCGGCGTCCGTGCGGCGATCGGCACGGGTGCGCTGACGCTCGGCGCCGTCACGCTCGACGGAACGGGCGCCGCATCGGCCGCCGGCTCGCATACCGGGACTGGGGCGCTCGCTCTACCGCTGCCGACCGTCAGTGGCGCTAGCGTCGTGGCCAGGACCGGCACGGGAAGCCTCACGCTGCCCGCTCTGGCGCTCAGCGGCGCAGGGGCAAGGGAAGCCACTGGCACGGGCGCGCTGACGCTCCCTGCGGCCACCGTGGCCGGCGAGGGGCGCCTTGCCGGGGAAATCACCGGCACGGGTGCGCTGACTCTGCCGAAGGTGACTGCCAGCGGCACCAACATCGTCGCCTTCGCCGGCGGCAGCCTGCCGGCGCGACGCCGCAGCAGGGAATATCAGGAGTATCTGCGGGCACTGGCTGAAGGCCGCGAGTATGTGCCGCCGCAAGTGGAGGACGAGCCGCCAGACAAGCGGCCGAAGAAGCGCCGGCCGCGCAAGGGGCCGACGCCAGCAACGCTCACCAACTACCCGGCTTATGCCGGGTTTTTTGTGGACGACATCGCGGCGCAGCCGGCGATTGCCGCTGTGCTCGACCTAGCCGCCTACCGCTCATATCGCGAGGCCTACGAGGCCGCGCGCCACCTCGAGCAATTGCGGCAAGAGGATGAGGAGCTGCTGCTCCTACTGGTGGCCTGATGGACGACTGGAACGACCAACAAAAAGCCGCGCACGCGAAGCGACTGCTCGACGATCCGATGATCGGCCAGTTCTTCGTGCAAGCGCGCGAGCAACTGTTCTCTGAATGGGTGATTGAGCAGGACGACCTCCGGCGCGATGCGCTGTGGGAAAGGGCACAGGCGTTGGACAACTTCCGCGCCTACCTCCACGGCTTCCTCGCGACCGGGCAACTGCTAACCCACCGGGAGCGAGAGTATGAGTGACGAGATCATGCAGGGCCTCATCGAGGCCTTTGCAGACCAAGACGACGCGCCGCCGGGCGACGACGCTGGCGCGATGGAGGCGGCCGATGACGTGGTTGAGGACGATGCGGGCCTGGACGCCGCTGACGGAGCCGACGCGGATACCGGCGATGACGAAGCTCAGGATGCTGAAGGCGACGCGGAGGCTGACGGAGCTGATGAACCGGAGGGCCGTAAGTACCTGAAAGTCGTCGGCGCCGATGGCAAGGCCCGGCGCGTGCATATCGACGAGCTGCTAGCCGAGACAGCGCACGACATCACGGTCGACGGCAAGACGCAGTGGGTGAGTTACGAAGAGCTGCGCAACGGCTACCAGCGCCAGGCGGACTACACCCGCAAGACGATGGAGGTTGCCAAGGAGCGCGGCGAGTTGGCGCCGTTCGCGGCCATGGTCGCGCACGCCAAGACGGACCCGGACTTCGTGCGGCACGTCCAGGCGTACTTTCAGCAGGGGCCGCATCCGCAGTTGCAGATGGCGGCGCGCATGGACCTGGCCGACGAGCAGATTGCGCAACTGCTGGACAGCGAGAAGCCGGAGCAGGTTAAGGCGGCAAAAGAGATTCTGGGCGCGCGGGCACAGTTCCGGCGCGTCATGGCCGAGCGGCAGCAAGTCGAGGCGCGCGCGGCACAGGAGCAGCGGGCGTTGCTGGAGAACTATCTTGCGGTCGAGCGCGAGAAGGTGTCCGCGGCGATCCCCGAGTACAGCAAGCAGGCACCCTTGATCGCCAAGGCCCTGCAAGAGGTGTACGGCTTCAACGAAGCCGAGTTGAGCAGCGTCTACGACAGTCGGCTCGTCCGGCTGGCGCACGACGCGATGCAGTACCGCAAGAGCCTCGCAGATGGCTCCAAGCTCGGACTGGAGGGCAAGCGCACGCCCCCTCCGCCGCCCCGTGCGGCACGGCCCGGTGCTGGAAAGGCCGCTACGGCGAAAGAGGTACGGCGCTCGAAGGATGTGACGGCGCGGGCCATGCGCTCGGGACGAACCGAGGACTGGGCCGCCGTCATCGCGAACCGATTGGGCCTATCTTGATTCCGTAGGAGGAACGTCATGGGCGTTTTCACTGGCACGAGCCACGTTTACAACATGGGCGGCACCGCGGGTGTCGGCAAGTTCAACCGCGAGGACCTGAGCGACCTCATCACCAACATTGATCCAACCAACACGCCGTTTCAGTCGAACATCAAGCGCACGACTGCGAAGGCGACGCTGCACGAGTGGATGCAGGACAGCTTGACTACGGCGGCGAACAACGCGCACATCGACGGTAACGAGATCACGTTCACAGCGGCATCGAGCGGAACGCGCTCGTCGAACATGACGCAGATCAGCGTGAAGTCCGTCATTATTTCCGGTACGCAGGACGCCGTTAACAAGGCCGGAAAGGGCAAGGAGATTGCCTACCAAGTGGCCAAGCTCACCAAGGAGATTGCGCGCGACATGGAGTACGCGCTGCTGCAGAACACGGCCCTGGTGACGGGCGACGCCACAACGGCGCGGCAGCTCAAGGGCGTGGCCGGCTGGATCGTCAACAACGCGCAGGATGCTGGCACCGGGACGGTAACGATTACGCAGACGTACCTCGACGCGGCGGCAAAGGCGGCGTGGGACGACGGCGGCAACCCGAACATGATTATCTGCAACAGCTTTAACAAGCAGAAAATCTCCGGGTTCACGACCGGCGTTACCAAGAACCTCGATGCCGGCGACAAGAAGTTCGTGACCGCCGTAGATGTCTACGAGTCAGACTTCGGCCTGATGCGCATCTACCCGGATCACTTTTGCGTCGCTGACGACGTGTATCTGCTGCAGTCCGATCTGTGGGCGCTGGCCGTCCTGCGGCCGCTGGCCGTGAAGGAGCTGGCCATGACGGGCGATGCCGAGAAGCGTGCACTGATTACCGAGTACACGCTGGAATGTCGCGCCGCGGACGGCAATGCGTCCGTTATCGACACGGCAACGTCCTAATGACGATACCCCTGGAGCTGCGGGAGTCCAGGGAGAACGAGGGGCCGCACTTTCGCGGCCCCTTGTTCGACGACTTCCATTTGGCAATTCTGGTGCCGTCTGGCGCAACGTGGAATACGGGGTTTGCGATCAGCCTGCTCAAGTGCGTACAGGCTATGCATCAAAGGCCGATTGCGCGCCGGCACAGTTACCGCATCCACAATCAGCAGTCTTCGATGTTGCCATATTCGCGCGAGGCCGGCTTTCTCGTGGCGCTGGAAATGGAGCCGGAACCGACGCATATCCTAATGCTCGATTCCGACATGGAGTTTCCCGAGGACGCGGTGCATTGGATGGCGTGGCGTGACGAGCCGGTGCTGCTGGCCAACTACGTCAAGCGGTGCGTGCCGACGATCCCGGTGACGCGAGATTTCGGCAACCGCTACGTCTACACGCACCAGTCGGATACCGGGCTTGTGGAAGTGAAGTTCGGCGGTCTCGGGTGCTGCATGGTGAAAACCGAGGTCGTTAAGAAACTGCGCCGGCCGTGGTTCAACTTCGGCTGGCGACCAGACCCGAACCGAGCCGGCAACTGGCTTATCGACGGCGAGGACACGGGGTTCTTCAACAAGGTCCGCGAGGCTGGCTACAAGGCCATGATGGATCACGACTTGAGTAAGCACGTCAACCATATTGGCGAGTTGGTGTACACCAACCGCATGGGCGAGCTGACCGAGAAGGAAAACGACGAGGCGATGTATGGCAAGAGTGCTGCATGACGATCTGACGCCCGGCTTTCGCACGATTGTTGACGGCGACGAGGACGGCAATCTTTATCTGCGGCACGAGCACGATGTCACCGACCTGATTGACTTCAACAGTCGTGTGCGCAGCGTCATCGGCCGCGACATCACCCGCAACCATGATCGGCAGCGGTGGGTCGCGCGCCTGTCTGGCTTGGCGCTGCAAGAAGCCATGATGCAGGGAATGATTTCCGAAGGCGGAGAGGGCTGGCACGTCGTGGATGAGCGCCGGTTCCGCCGCTGGCTCAACAACCGAGACGTGCGCGGCTGGCGCACCAGCGAGGGCAAGGTATGAAGTACAAGATCACCAAACCGGATTTTGACGGCCGGCTATTCACGCATCACGTCGTTCTGCCGGACGGCTACTACCGCATTTTCAGCCTGACGCGCCACAACCACGAAAACCTCGAGAGCCTGATCCGCAAGGGCTACGAGGTGGAGGAGTACCGCGGCGATCTGGCCGGCGGGCTATACGACGAGAGCACGGATGAGCGCGTAGATCCGCAGAGCGTCATGGAGCACTTGGCCGTCAACAATCAGGGACGCCAGGTTCGCTACCTGGATCAGGACGCGCCCGACGATAGTGAGACGCTCGGGCTTCGTCCGAAGCACTTCCGCCAAGCGAAGCGCGGGCGTCTGACAGAGCAACAGGAGCGCCACAACCATGTGCAGGACCTGCGCGACTCGCTGGCGGCCATGAAGGTGAAGTATAGGGCTGACGATTCGCGCGAGGCCCTGGAGGCCAAGCTGCAGAAGGCCGTTAGCAGGGCGAATTGATGGCCATCTCGACCTACAGCGAGCTGCAGACGGCGGTCCAGAACTGGCTCGACAACACCAACACCATTCCGGTAGCGCGGGTGCAGGAGTTCATCGCGCTGGGCGAAGCGGATATTCGCCGGCGCATCCGGGTGCGCGAGAACCTGGCGGCCGTCAGTGGCCTGCTGGTGGCCGCAGAACCAACGCTGTCGCTGCCGTCAGACTTTGGCGGTATCGACACGCTGTCCGTCACCGACAACGGCTACGAGCGCCCGCTTGCGCAGTTGGCGCCCAACGTCGCGCTGGAGCAGTACTACGCCTATGGCAGTGGCGTGCCAGCCCATTACGTCGTCGAGGGCGGCAGCGTGCGGCTGTACCCGACGCCGGACAGTGCTTATACCTACACGCTGCGGTATTGGCAGCGCGTGCCGGCGCTGACCGACGCCGCGCCATCGAACTGGCTACTGACAGACCATCCCGATGTGTACCTATTCGGCTCGCTGATTCAGGCCGAGTTGTTCCTAGTCGACGATCCACGGGTGCCGCTGTGGCAAGCCAAGTATGAAGCGGCCATCGAGCAGGTCATAGCGCAGAGCGCGCTCGACAGCATCGGCCGCACCGACATGCAGACGCAAGGGGGAACGCCGTGACCGTTGAAAGCGCCACCTACATCAACACCCTTGACGCTACCTATCCGGCCGGCACGGACGCCAAGTCGGAGGGCGACGACCATCTCCGCCTCATCAAGAGCGCCGTCAAGGCGACGTTCCCGAACGTCAGTGGGGCGGTCACGCCCACGCACACCGAGCTGAACTATGTGGATGGCGTCACGTCGGCCATTCAGACGCAGCTTGACGCGATCACGGCAGCGGCTGCCAGGAACCTGCTCGATAACGGGCAGATGAAAACGTGGCAGCGCAGCACAGGCACGACGGGCGCCGACAACACCTACATTGCGGCGGATCGCTGGAAGTCGCTCAACGACGCAGTGACGAGCGAAATGACGCGCGTGGCCGGCGAGGCCGGGTATGCCATGCGGCTGCGCACCACGACGGCCAACAAGAAGTATGCCGTCATGCAAGTGCTGGAAAACCTCGATGCGGCGCGGCTGCAGGGTAAGACCGTGACCTTCTCGGCGCGGCTCAAGGGCAGCGGCGCCAATATCGACGACGTGCGCATGGCCATCCTGGCATGGACCGGCACGGCGGACACGGTGACGGACCCGGTGTCGGCCTGGAATGCGGGCGGCACGAATCCGACGTGGGCGACCAGTTGGACGGCGGAGAATACGCCGGCCGACCTCAACGTAACGACGGACTGGGCGACCTACTCGGTAACGGCAGCGCTCGATACCGCCGGCATCACCAACATCGCGGTCGTCATCTTCAACAACAGCACGACGCCGGGCACAAGCGATTATCTCTACATCGACTGGGCGCAACTCGAGGTTGGCGCCGCGGCAACAGCCTGCGAGGAGCGCGCGGCATCGGTCGATCTGGCGCGCTGCCAGCGGTTCTATCAGAAGTGGGATGGGTTCAAGTTCTATGCCTATGCCGGAGCGCCAGCGGAAGAAATCAACTGGTATGTGCCGCTGATGCCGCCGATGCGAGTAGCGCCGTCGATCACCGACCAAGAGGGCACGCACACCAACGTGGCCAGCGTGATTTCGACGAGCAGTTCGTCGCCGACGATGGCGGTGTTCAATGTTTCTGCAACAGCGGCCGGGCAAGTGATTGCGCACGAATCGTTTGTCTACCTGACGGCGGATCTGTGACATGGCAAGCGACGCACTCAAGGCGGCGATAGCGCAGCGGCTGGTGGCGAAGCGCCGCGGCGAATTGGCATGGGCTGACGTAACGGGCGCGGTAGCCGGGGCCGGGGCGGCACAGAAAGCAGCCCTGCTCGACGCCATCAAGGCCGGTAATGCGCGAGTGCTCGGGGAGGCGTTGATTGCCATCGTGCTAGCCAAGGTCAGCGCGGACGCGCAGACAGAGGCGGCGAGCATGCTGGCCGACGATGCGGTGTCGGCTGCGGACCTTGAGCGGATTCTCTGATGCCGATCTACAGCGTGCCTGACGTGGCGTCCGTCGGCCTAGTGCTCGACGTGGACCCTGTGCTGCTGCCGCCGGCCGCCTGGTCGGACGCCAAGAACGTGCGCTTCGAGGACGGTGCGGCCGTGAAGTTCCTCGGCCATTCCAGCCTTGGCACGCCCTCGGTGACGCCATACTACATCGTCCCCGTGACCAAGGCCGGCACGCCTTATTGGGTGTACTGCGGCCTTGACAAGGTGTACTCGTGGGATGGGGCGACAGCGCATACCAACATCACGCGCCAGTTGACCGGCACGGACGACGACTACACCGGCACGGCGACCGACTATTGGAACGGCGGCGTGTTCCAGGGCGTGTTGATCCTCAACAACGGCGTGGATTCGCCGCAGATGTGGATCGGCTCGGACCTGGCAAACCTGACATGGGACGGCTCGAACACCTGGGCGGCGAAGGGCTACACCGCGCTCGCGATCAGGCCCTACAAGAACTTCCTCGTGGCGCTGAACTGGGACGACGGCTCGACGCAATATCCCTATCAGGTGTATTGGTCCGATCGCGCGGACCCGCTGTCGGTGCCGGGTGACTGGGACTATGCCGACCCGGCGAATGATGCCGGCATTGCCGAGCTGGCGGCCACGGAGGGGCACATCGTCACAGGCGAGCAGTTGCGCGATGCGTTCGTCATCTACAAGGAGGACGCGATTCATACCATGACGGAGATCGGCGGCGTGTATGTGCACCAGTTCGCCGACCTGTCCAAGACGACGGGCATTCTCGCGCAGCGCTGCGCGAAAGAGTTCTACGGGCGGCATTTCGTGCTGGCCAACGACGATGTGATTGTGCACGACGGGCAAGCGCTGGAGAGCGTTGCGAGTAAGCGCGTGCGCCGCAACCTGTTCAACGCGATCGACCCGACGTACTACAGCAACGCTTACGTTGTGCGCAACCTCAAGCGCCACGAAATGTGGTGTTGCTTCACGGAGACCGGGGGCACCCTGCCGACACGCGCCGCGGTGTGGAACTGGAAAGACAACACCTGGGCGCACCGCGAGCTGCCTGGCATGAGCCACGCGGGCTTTGGCATCCTGCCGTCTGCCGTCTCTGACAGCACGACATGGAACAGCGATGCCGGGGCCTGGGATGCGGATACCACGCTCTGGTCGAGCCGCGTCTACAACCCGGCGGCGCAGGCGCTGGTGGGGGCGACGGCGGACGACTTCTTCCTGCTCGACAATGCGGCGCAGTTCGACGGCGCCGGCATCACGTCATATGTCGTGCGCGAAGGCATCCTGCTCGACGGTCAGCAGACCATCAAGATGGTCCGGGCGATCTACCCGCGGGCGACGGGCGGCACGATGCAGGTGTCGATAGGCCACAAGTTCGACGCCAACGACAGTTACGTCTGGGAAGGCCCCTACGAGTTCACGCCGGGCACGGACTCAAAGGTTCGGGTGCGCAGCACGGGACGGTTCCACGCCATCAAGTTCGCGTTCCCTGCGAGCAGCGAGGGCGCGCTGCAGGGATATGACCTTGAGTATGTGCCGATGGGGTCCAGGTGAAGCCGGCGACGCACAAGCAGGGCGGCCGGTATGTTCCGCAGGCGCCGCCGAGCGGCGCAACCACGGACGCACTGGCGGCGTATCTGCTGCGCGAGCTGCAGCGCGTGGCGGCGGTGCTGGTGACGCCGGAGTTTACGCAGGTGCATTACGGCGTCGAGGTCGACAACAATGCGGCCGGCGCAACGCTGACGATCAATTGGAAAGCCGGGCAGAAGCAGCGCGTCGACATGTCGGCCGCGTGCACCTTCACGTTTGCGCCACCGGACGGCGTGTGCAATCTGATGCTCAAGCTGGCCTATACCGGCAATTACGCGCCGACGTTCCCGAGCACGGTGAAGTGGCAGGGCGGCACGGCGCCGACGTGGACCAAGACGAACGGCGCCGTGGACGTGATAGCCATGTACTTTGACGGCACCAGCTACCACGCGACGGCGAGCCTCGACAGCAAGTAATGGCCGCGCTCGTCAACCGTTGGAAATTCGACGAGGGCAGTGGCACGACAGCGGCGGACAGCGTTGGCGGCGATGATCTGACGCTCAACGTCGTGAGCGGGTCGCCATCGTGGCAGAGCGGGCGCAATGGCGGATACTGCTTGCGGTTCAGCGGCGCACAAACGTCATTGACTGTCGGCAACATCTATCCCGTTCCGATAGCAACGACAGACCTGGCCTATCGGAGCGCCGCAAATCGCGCACAGGGCTGCGCCGGATCGTGGTCGATAGCGTGCTGGGTCAAAACGACGGCGACGGACAAGAGCCGGCCCATTGTGTCGATCAATGCGTACAGCAGCGGCGACTCGCGCTACGAGCTGTTCCACAGCGGGCTGTATGTTGGGTCCGACGAGAAGGCGTATTGGAGTGTGCAGTACAGCAAGCTCTCCACGCGCTACTTCCGCATGGAGCCGGCAACGACGGGCACCATCAACAATGGCGAGTGGCGCCACCTTGTCGGGACGTTTGATGCGTCTGGCAACGTGGGGAAAATCTATCTCGATGGGGAATTGCAGGGCACTTACACCGAGACGGACAGCAGTTATGTCGTGCAGCAGACGATGGTCAAGGATTATGCCGACATCGTTATTGGTGGTGGCGCGCTGCTGAATCTTGACGTGTCGCACACGCAGACACTGCAGCGGAGTGGCGCGTTCGCTGGTGACATTGATGACGTAAGAGTGTATTGCGGCGCGCTCACAGCGACGGAAGTGGCGGACCTGTTCAACGACCGGCCGCCGACCAGCGCCGTCATGTTCTCGTGCAACACATGATGCCGCTGCGGCCGGCGACGCAGGAGACGTTGCGCGCCGATTGGCTGTCGGCACGCGAGCACATTGCCGCGCTGCAGCGGCGACAGAAAGCCAAGTGGCTGGTCGAGGACGTTTACCACCTGCTGCGCGCCGGCATCGCCATGTTGTGGTTGCGCGATCCCATGGCGGCGTTTTACGTCACGCTACAGCAGATCGAGCCGTTCAGCGGGCGGCGCGAGTTGACGGTGTGGATCGGGTGGCGCGATGCGAGCGGCCATGACTTGAGAGCGGACGCAGATGAGCTGCGCGCCATCGCCGCGGCGCAAGGGTGCGAAGCGGTGAAGTTCGTGAGTCCGCGTCCCGGCTGGGGCAAGCGGGCCGCGCAGATCGGGTTTTCTCCAGGCGATTCCGTGTGGGAAGCGCCGGCACAACGGGAGGCGGCGATATGAGTTCCGTACTGGGCAGCGTAGCGGGCGCGGTAGTGTCGGGCCTGTTCAGCAAGTCGTCGTCAAAGAAGTCGTCGCAGCAGACGCAGCAGACCACGACGACCAGCACGAGCGAGCCGTGGTCCGGCGCCAAGCCGTATTTGCTGGATCTCTACAAGCAGGGGGCCGGCATCGCGAATCAGGGCGTGCCGACGCTGGCCGACTACCTGGCGCCGGCGGCGTATTTCCCCTACCAGACGACGACGGCATACAACCCGGATGCCAACGCGCTGGCAGGCCTGCAGCAGCAGCTCGGCTATGCCGGATCGTATCTGCCGGCGCTGGCCGGCGCGCAGTTCGCCGGCTACGGCAACCTCATGGCAGCGCCGGACGTGGCCAATAACCCGTATGTGCAGGCCATGAATGCGCAGACGACGCGCAACATGCTGACGGCGGGCCAGCAGCTCACGGGCGAGGCCAACCGGGTGCTCGGCAACAACCTGCAAGACGCGAACATGGCGTCGCAGCAGGGCATCGACTATCTGGGCCGCACGCTCGGCAACCGGCTGGAAGATTTCGGGCTCGCGTCTGGCCAGGCCGTCGGCGACTTCGGCCGCACGGCAAGTCAGGCGACCGGGCAGATGGGCCGGATGCTCGGCAATACGCTCGACGACTGGCGGGCAAACTACCAGCGCACCAAGGGCGACATCCAGGACACGCTAACCGAGCAGTGGCTCCCCGGGCTGCGCAGCGGCGCGAGCCTCGCGGGCCAGTATGGCGGGACGCGGCAGGGCGTGGCCGAAGGCGTCGCGGCGAGCAAGGCACAACGCACCCTGGCGGATCTTGAGCGGTCCTTCGGCACGGACTTCGGCAATGCGCTGGAGGCGAGCGGCATGTCGCTCGGCGACACGCTGTCGAACCTGGGGGCCAATACCAGCAACCTGATAGGCAACCTCGGCAACCAGTACGGGCAGGCCTATGAGTCCGGGGCGGTCAACACGAGCAACCTCGGCGCCAACCTGGGGCGCGGCGTGTCGCAAGGGCTACAGGCGGCCGGCATGGGCCTTAGCAACCAACTGAGCAATCTCTACAACGCCTTGGGCACGAGCCTTGCGCAGACCAACCTGGGCGCCTACGGGCAGGGGCTCGACGCGCAGCTCAAGGCCATGACGATGGCGCCGCAGATCGCGCAGCTCGG